GCAAAACTGACTGCGACGATCTAATAGTGGATATCATCGAAGATTAAAGCTCGATGTTAATGTTTAAGGTCGAAACGAATATCCACAGGGACGTCCTTACGACGACGAGGTGCGCAATAATCATGGACAAACCTATTACTTCTTAATTTCTTCTTGTATCAACAAAAGAATTAATTCTTTAAGAGCAGATTCGATGTTTAGGGTTTTAGGGTAACCTTTTTGACCCGGTTTCAGACGTGGTTTGCCAGCTGCACGCCTAGCGCGAATGTTTCCCCAGAGCGTATTTTTCTTTTTTTTGCCTTCTGGTAACGATGTTTCAGAATCTTGATTGCGCATATGGAGCTTCGCATAATATATATTAAACAGTATGAAGTTAACCATATCGCAATTACGAAGATTAATCAGAGAAGTCTTGGAAGAACAAGCTGATGTTCCTGGTCGCTGGCGTGCGAGCAATGGTGAACCTGTTGATTCCGACGATTTAGACAGGTTGGGCTTCGGCGGTTTCGCGTCGCCACTCGAAGAAGAAGAAACGAATCAAGGTCATGAACCTTCATCCCCGATCTATCAATTAAATCACCAAGGTGATGGTCAAAACTACGACCAAATGGGAAAACGCAAGCCAAAGTTGAAATGAACAATTTGTCTTAAGCGATATAAGATAACTTTGTGACTTTCCCGGAAAAATTAATCGATCGCGAAAAGTATATTATTGACCGTGTCATCGCTGGCGAATTCGAAGCTGCTTGGGTTCCCGTCGAATACGCTGCGAGTGGATTTGTCGCTAAATTCAACGTAATGGAAGACGCGCTAAAGATCGACGGCGTGCGAGTTAATGTCAGCGCAAAACTTCAGCAAAATCTTGCAGATTTATTCGACGCGTCATTGATGACTGCGCAACTTGCTGATCTAGTTTATGCGCGGGCCGTAAGAAGGATTGACCCTGCACCGATGCCTATTTCTTCTACGGTCGCTTCGATGGTCAAACACTCTAGCAATGTCGACAACAAACTAAAGAAATTGTCTTCAAGCTCGGGGCTGGTTGCAGACCCGGGCAAACATTGGATTCTCGACAAAAAATTGGAACAGCTTTTGGGCCGGGCGTGCAATTATGGTTGGCACTTTACGGGAGATTCTTATCAGGGAATTAAGGGTTTTTCCGTTCCTTCGTCGATCAATAGGTTGAATGGTTCTGTCGTAAAGGTTATCCAACCAAATGCGACTGCCCATGATGCGCTACATTCCGACTATTCTCAGGTGTGTCAATTGGTGTCTCAAGTTTGTTGGGTCGATGGCGTCGAAAAAAGATTTTCAGACCTATTGGTCGATCCTCAGTTGTCTATCCTGGTGAATCATCAGGGTCCTTTAAAGACGACTAGGCAACCTGGCGTCCCAGAACTAAAGGGACAATTGGTCATGTTTCCTACCATAATTTCAGTTTCATCGACTAGCGTTTGAACGAGGTTTAAGATGACTTACGAATATCGTTGTAGTTGTTGCAGTTATGAGTTTGAAGCCACGCAGTCTATCAAAGACGAACCCCTAAAGGATTGTCCACAGTGTCATGAAAAGTCTCTTGAGAGGCTAATTTCGGGTGGTGCTGGTTTTAGTCTGAAGGGTGGTGGCTGGTATAAGGACCTCTATTCATCTACAAATAAAACCTCATGAATTAATGAGACTTTCGTACACATCGTTGGGTATTTCAACGTCGTAATTTTTACCTAGATTTAATCCTTTTTGTTTTGCAAAATTTTGAAGTGCTGCAGAAGTACCAGGTCCCCAAATTCCATCTACTTTTAGTTTATAAAGTCCTAATTTCGACAATTTGTTTTGAGCTTCGATTAATCTATCTTTCGTCCAGTTGGTCGTAGCAACCTTAACAGCTTGCATAGGTTTCATAAAAAGTTGACTTTCAGATTTTCTGCGATTTAGAAGTCCTTGATTAACCTTTAGTTTTCCACTAACTCTAAACTTACTCCACTCTTCTAATTTTGCAGGCACACTTGCAAAATCGCCTGCGTTTATTGCTTGTTGTACGCCTGTGTTAATGATGCCACCTTCGCCCGTGTTAAAGATAAAACTAACAAGAGCATCAAATTGATTTTGATTTAAAGGAACAGTTATGTGTTTTTTTATAGCTCTTTCGAATCTTTCTACGTCTTTTGCTAAAATTTCGAAAGCCTGTTCTCGCGTAATTACTTGGTAATTTTCTCCTGGAAGAATTACGTGCCCAACGCCTATCGTTGGCTTTCCGGCAGGACAGATATATCTTTTTAAGATTAGTCCTTCCCATTTTACGATATGCTCTAAACCTTCTTTCGAAGTCGATAATGAATCGTTAACGCTCATAATTTCCTCCTAGATTAAATACTGTGCAAAGAAGCAGACCACTACGGTAAAGTTCTATTAAGCATGTCGATCGATAGAAGAATGTTGGTGATGGCGGCGGAAGTTGCTCGCGATAAACCAGAAAAATTCGACAATAGATCTTTTTGCTTGGGTGCAGTTGGCCTACGAAAAGATGGGGTTATTGTTACGGCAAAGAATATTGCTGCTGCGAATGTAGTTCCTACTCATCATGCCGAGGCTCGAGTCGTTAGAAAACTGACTCCGGATTCTATCGTTTGGGTCGCTCGAGTTTTGCGGTCGACTGGCGAATGGACGTTGTCGCGGCCTTGCTCTGGTTGTCAGGGTCGCATGCGCGCAGCCGGCGTTAAAAAGGTAATTTACACAATCGCGCCTGATGAGTGGGGTACAATTCAGCTGATCGACTGATGCAAAGTTTTTAGTCCTTAGGTTAAAGTATCAATATGTCGAATGTAGTGTCGCTTATGGAAAAAAGAGAGGTTTGGCAGTCGATCTATGTTAAAGATGGATTGCGCGTTCAAATCTCAAGTCACGGTAGATTTAAGCTTACGAGTGGTGACAAAATTACGCAACTCGAATTTTTCGATTCAGTAACTTTCTTAAAGGAACTTAGCGAAGCATTGGAGCGAGTTATGTGCTCCATGTACAATGACGTTCACTGACTTTACATTACAAAGATAGGAAAAACACAATGTCGAAGAAGAACAAGAAGTTTGGTAAGGATTTCGATTTCGAGGCTCCTGAGGTCGTTAGCACCGACGACATCGGTTACATGGCTGAGGAGGCTATTCACGACCGAATGAATCGTCTTGAGCACGAGAGGAACCGTCTACTTTCGATGGGTCGAGATCCTCTTCTGTGGGAGGTCGAGCTTGCATATCTTCAGCGTGAGCAAAATGTTCGTCAAACGCGCGCGCAACTTCACGTTGAATATATGAAGAAGTTTGTTTCTCATTCGGACGCAGAAGATATTCTAGACTCTACTTCCACTGAGACCGCTGTCACAACCGAATTGAACTGAGAACTAAGATGTTGAATAATCTGTCAAAGCAAAATACGATTTCAAACTACTTGGGATCGTTGCAAACCTATCCGCAATTGGAGCATGATGAGCTCGTGGAGCTTTTTCAAGCATACGAAAAGGGAGGTAAGGATGCAGTTAAGGCACGCCAGAAATTGACAGAATCCAACCTTAGATTGGTCGTTTATATCGCTAAGAAGCAAAAGGGGCACAATATTCCTCTTGAGGATCTTATCCAAGAGGGGAATTTGGGCCTGCTTAAAGCAATCGATAAGTTCGATTGGAAGAAAGGCTTTCGCTTTTCAACTTATGCTACCTGGTGGATCAAGCAAGCAATTAGTCAATATGTCCTAAAGCGTAAGAAGATTATCAGATTGCCAGCTCATGCTGTTTCAGCGCAAAAGAAGCTAATTGAAGCTTCGGACGCGTTTAAAGAGTTAAAAGGTTATGGTCCTACCTCGGAAGAGTTATCGGAACTGATTGACGTGTCGGAGACTGTTGTCAAGGCAACGATGCAGTCTGGAAAGAACATTGTTTCTCTTCAACAGCAAATTGGCGACGACGGCAATTCTACTCTGGAGGACAAACTTGAAGATACGAACTTCGCCAACGATCCATTTGAGTCGTTGGCGAAAAAGGAAATGTTAGTCATCGTCAAGAATGTTATGTCGAATCTCTCTGTAAAAGAAGCTGCAATTCTGCGATTGCGATTTGGTCTTTACGAAGATGTCGAAGCGAAGGATTATCAGATTACGGAAGAGGAAGCTAACATGATTACGTCTGGACAAGGACTCACATGATCTATTCGGATATAGTCATACTCGTCGTTTCTCTTTTTAATCTCCTAGTTTCTTTTTCTTGTTTGCGAAGATTGCGTGAGTTAGAAGTAACGATAGACAACCAACAAGTTAAAGCGCAACAAAACGAAAATAACGTACAAAACATTCTTAACGATAGATTGCTAGAACTTCAAAGTAGAAAATACGCGCTGCAAAGAATTAAGCCATGAACAACAAGAAGAACATGAAGGGTTATGCAACGGTACTCGATGACGATGGTATCAACTATCGCGAGATTGCCGACATCATGTCAGAAATTGGGTTCGTAATGAACCATTCGTCAGCCAGGAATTATATTCTGAGGGTTATGACAAAATTTGCAGAAGCCTTTGATCGTGAATGGGGACTTGAGTTGACCGACGAAAAGATTCGTCATGTCGCCGCCTCGCCTCAATTCCAAAACGTAATTTCTGACTTGCTGCATAATTTAGAGGCAACCGAGTAATATTCAAAAGAGGAAAAATGTCAAAATTTAGTGTTAAAAAGCTTCCACCCATTAGATTGGTCGATTTGTTAAAGAAAAGAAAGACCAACTTAAAGGAATTTCTAAGTTCATCTGGGATTTCTACTTTTGTTACGCTGCAGCAAAAGTGTGAAAAAATGGGAGTTTCTCCGCCTTCAGAAAGCGATTTTTTTGAGGCGGTTGGAAATGTTATTACTTCTTCTCCTCAAGAAGGTGTAGTCGTACTGGATCCGCCTGTTCTCTTAAAAGACACTGGTGAAAAGGTGCTAGTTGACGAAATCAAGACAGAAGTTTCATCGTCGAATCTTCCTGTCGTAGAACCAGAAAAAGAGGAAAAGCCTGCAGAAACGCAAGTTTTTTCTCATAAAACATCTAAGAAAAGAAGAGAAACAAACGTCGAAGAGTCATGACATTAGCGACCGAAGCGTGGTAAATTAAGACCATGTCGACGATCGATATCTTGGAACAACTCGAATCGAACAACTCTCGTCTCTTTAAAGAAGAACTTCTTGAGTCGCAGGTCAACAATGATCTCCTCAAGAAGGTCTTTACTACCGCAGGAGATCCGTACCTCAACTTCTATGTCAATAAGTTCAAGATGCCGGCCGCCGGATTGAGGTCACGACTTGATGATACCGTTGTCGAAGACTTCATTGGTTTCATCATGTCACAGTTGTCGACCCGCAAGTTGACCGGCAATGCCGCAAAGGATGCAGTCGTTGCTGAATTTGCGAAGATGGATGAACGGCAACAGAAGTGGTGCCTCCGGATCCTCCTGAAGAACCTCCGATGTGGAGTCCAATCGACCACAGTTAACAAGGTGTGGCCGGGATCTATTGTTGGATTCTCTGTGCAGCTTGCAGAAACTCTTTCGACTCGTTATGAGGATGGTAAGGGTATCATCATCGAAGATCCAGTCATGTATCCTGTTCGTGTCGAACCGAAGTTGGATGGTCTCAGGTGTGTT